TGCTGGGCTTCAAGAATGGCGATCAGTTCTTCCAGGACCCGGAGGCGCCGCCCGATCCCAATGCACCGCCGCCCCCGCCGCCAGCACCCGATCCCGAAATCGTCAAGGCGCAGCTGCAGGACCAGCAGCATCAGCGCGAACTGGCGATGAAGCAGCAACAGGCGGAGCTGGAGCGCAAGGTCAAGGCCGAGCTGGAGCAGTTCAAGGTCCGAGTGCAGGCCGAGGCCCAGATGGCCATCGATCGCAACCGGCAGGAATCGGAAGCCCAGCAGCAAATGCTGCGCGTCAAGTTCGAGACAGAGCTGGAGCAGCTGCGCGAGCAGAACAACCACGCCCGCGAAACGGCCCGCATCGAACTGGACCGCTACAAGATCGACCGCGAGGCCGATGCCAAGATCGTGGCAGCACAGATCGCGGCGAAGCAACAAGGTGATGCGGCCCTGCAGGCCGCCGAACAGAAATCCAACCAGGACATGGCCAATGGCGGAGCTTGAGAAGCGGATTTACGACGGCGACCAGGCCCGCCTGGTTCTTGAAAACGAGGCGTTCCAGCAGGCGCTGGACGACACCCGCAAGGAGATCATCGACCAATGGCAAAAAGCACCGGCACGCGACGTGGAGGGGCGGGAGAAGCTGTGGCAGCTGCTGAAGCTGACGGACAAGCTGGAGGCGCACCTGCGGTCCAGCCTGGAGACGGGCAAGCTAGCCAAGCTGGAGCTGAAACACCAGGAGACCCTGGCGCAGCGAGCGAAAGCAGCCGCCCGGTCTGCACTTGGCATGAGCTGACCGCCGAGGTGCGCGCTGAAAAGCGCGAAGTGGCCAGGTGCTGGCATCCGCTGGCGCCCGTCGCATTCCTTGACATGCCGCGCGGTTACAACGTGGCCGTCTGCGCAGGCCAGCCCGCCTACCAGCTCTCCAACGGCGAAATCATCACCCTCTAACCCCTTTTCGGACACACCGCCTGGCGGAATCCGATGGAGCATCGCATGAAAATCAGCAAACTGTTGAAGGTCCTTTTTGGCCTGGCCGGCCTGCACCTGGGCATCGTAGATGGTGATGGCGGCGGGTCGCTGGACGCCCATTCAGCAGCAGACCTGTTCGCCCAGCGTGTCGATGACGCGCCAGCTGCGACGGAATCCACCGGCCCGGCGAGCGCCGAGCATGACGAAGACGACGAAACGCCCGAAGCAGCGGCCGAGCGCCTGGCTGTCGAGGAAATGGCCGAGAAGGAACCGGCCGCAACCGAAGAACAGCCAGCGCAGGACGCCCTGACCATCGAAGTCGATGGCAAACAGGTCACCCTGACGAAGGCTGAACTTGCCGAAGCCTACAAAAATGGCTTGCGCCAGCAGGACTACACGCGCAAGACGATGGAAGCGGCCGAAACACGCAAGACCGCAGACGCGGAACTGCAGCAGGCGCGTGCTGAGCGCGCCCAACTGGCGCAGCAGCTGAACACCTTCAGCATCCAGGCTGACGGCGACATTCAGCAGCTGCAAGCTGCACTCACAGACGAACTGTGGGAATCCGATCGCGACCAGTACCTGAACTACGAGCGCATCCTGAAACAGCGACAAGCACTCAAGGCTCAGGCGGATCAGCGGTTGCAACATCTAAACGCTCAGTTCCAGCAGGAGCAGGCCCAGGCCACCCAGGAATATATGCGACAGCAGCACCAAGCACTGCTTGACAAGCTGCCGGCGTGGAAAGACCCGGCCAAAGCGAAACAGGAAGCCAGCGACATCAAGGCCTACCTGATTTCCCAGGGCTTGACCGAGCAGGAGGCTGAATTTACCGACCACCGGCATGTGCTGCTTGCCCGCAAGGCGATGCTGCACGACGCGCTCATGGAGCGCGCCAGCAAGGCGACGAAGAAGGTGGCCGCTCTCCCCCGCATGGTGGAGCGCCCTGGCGTTGCCGCGCCGAGCAAGCCCGATGGTCGTACCGAACCCATGAAACGCCTGGCCAAGACCGGTAGCATCAACGATGCGGCCGCAGCCTTCAACGCAATTCTCTGAACCGATTTAGGAGCCCAACATGGCCGCACCTACCAATACCCATTTGTCCACCGCAGCGGTGGGCAACCGCGAAGACCTCACCGATATCATCGACCGCATCACGCCGACCGAAACGCCGTTCTACAGCATGATCGGCAAGACCAAGGCCTCCGGCACGCTGCACGAATGGCAAACCCAGGCACTGCGCGCCGCAGCTTCGAACGCGCACGCTGAAGGCGACGACACCACGGCGACCGCTGTTACGCCCCAGGTTCGCCTGGGTAACCGCACGCAGATCCTGAAGGAAGCCGCCTCTGTTTCCGGCACTCAGGAATCCGTGGACAAGGCCGGTCAGAAGGGCGAGATGAGCAAGCAACTGGCCCTGAAGTCCGCTGAGCTGAAGCTGGACCTGGAATACGCCCTGACCCGCAACGCCGTCACCGCCACCTCGCCCCGTCAGATGCGTGGCCTGGTGGGCTGGATGGTCGCTGCCAACGTTTCGTCCGGTTCCGGCTACGCAGCGCCGGACTACGTGGGTAACACTGCCCAAACCGATGGCACTCAGCGCGCCTTTACCGAGACGCTGCTGAAGGACACCCTGCAGAAGTGCTACAGCGCCGGCGGCCGCCCTAACGTTGCCATGATGGGCGCCACTCAGAAGCAGACGTTCTCGACTTTCACCGGCAACGCGACGCGTACTACTGATGCTGACGACAAGAAGCTGGTCGCGTCGGTGGACGTGTACGCGAGCGACTTCGGTTTGATCAAGGCGGTGATCAACATCCAGCAGCGATCGCGCGATGTGTTCGTCCTGCAGTCCGACAAGTGGGCCTTCGCCACGCTGCGCCCATGGCAGACCAGCGACCTGGCAAAGACTGGCGACTCCGAGCGCAAACAGATTCTGCTCGAAGGCACACTGGAAGCAATCAACCCGAAGGCCAACGGCGGCGTCCTCGACGTCCTGTAACCGCCATCATCGTCAACCTGAACGGCCCTGCGGGGCCGTTTTCTTTTGGAGAATCGCATGGGAACCAATACCGTGCAGCGGGCCGACGGCGGGCTGGCTTTTGTGGACGACGTTACCGCGTCGGAAATGGCCAAAGTCGGCGGCACCGGCAATCGCAACATCAAAGTCGCCAAGGTTGCACTGGCCGGCGTGGCAGCCACTACGGGCGGCGCGCTGTTCGCCTGGGCCAATCCGGAAAACACATCGATCATCATCGACCGCCTGGAAATCGACATCACGACGAAATCCACCGGCGCCGCGGCTGGCGACTTCGGCGTGGCCGCCAACAGCACCACCTCGACGGACAACCTGATCGACGGGTACGCCCTGGGCGGCACCGAGAAGGTGGTGAACAACATCGATGACAAGGGCACCAATGGCAAGTCGGTGCAGAAGATGACTACCACCCAGTACCTGACCGGTACCGGATCGGCCACCACGGCCGGCCTGGTGGGCAATGTCTACATCCACTACTACCTGACCTGATGTGCAGGGGCCCTTCGGGGCCTCTGCTGGGAGCCCAACATGACCCTGAAAACCTTCATGCCGAATGGCTCGGCCACCGCAACCATTTCCGCCACCACGGTCACAGCCCGGGCAGCCGTCGATCAGCATAGCAATTCCGCCCGCGTGGTGAACGCGGGCACGGCCACGGCCTTTCTGAAGTTCGGCGATTCGACCGTGGAAGCCACGACGACCGACATGCCAATCCTGTCCGGCGCGACGGAGACCTTCACCAAGGGCGCCGCCACGCACATCGCGGCCATCACTGCATCCGGCACGGCCACGGTGTACCTGACCAGCGGCGAGGGCCTGTGATGGGCATCCTCGACAAGATCATGCGGCGCCCGGCACCCTCGGCCCACATTCCCGGTGAGCGCGATGCCCCGCCTGGCCAGCGGGTGCACTCCGAATATTTCGTGGGTGAGCCCCAGGATGGCCTGGTGCACTGGAATGCGCGCGTCTACGGCGCCGACTTCCAAGCCATCGAAAACAGCGGTGCCCGCCCGACCGAAGACGAGGCCCACCGGGACGCCCAGGACTGGTGCGCACGCAAGAAGCATGAGATGCGGAGCAAGCAATGACAGTAGGATTCGCCACCACGCTGCGCAATGCGCGCGCCAACGAGATCCGCGATGCCATCGATGCCGGTGGCGCTGCGGGCTTCCTACGCATCTATGACGGCTCCCGCCCCGCGACCGGCGGCACAGCCACTACACTGCTGGCCGAACTGACCTTCAGCTACCCCTGCGCGTCGAACGCGGCCAGCGGGGTTCTGACGTTCAGCTCGATCACTGCCGATTCATCGGCCAATGCTACTGGCACGGCCACCTGGGGGCGTGCCGTGACGTCGGCGGGCGCCTTCGTCAAAGACTTCAGCGTCGGCACGTCCGGCGCTGACTTGAACCTGAACACCACCAGCATCACAGCCGGCACGCAGGTGTCCTGCACCTCGGCCACGAGCACGGAAGGCAATGCGTAATGATCGGCAATGCCATCAAGATGACCACCAGCACGACGGGGACGGGCAACCTGTCCTTGTCGTCAGTGGCTAACTACCCGACATTTGCTGATGCGTTTGCCCTGAACCAGCTGGTGTCGTATTCCCTGCTGGATTCCAACGGCCTGTTCCTGGAAGCCGGCGTTGGCTACCTGTCGGCCACGACCACGTTTGTCCGGGCCCGCGTCACCGCCACGTACAGCGGCGGCACCTACACGGACGAGAGCCCCAGCGCAGTGAATTTGTCGGGCACGACCACGGTCATCTGCACGCCCCATGCTGCGACGATGGAAGCGATGCTGCCCACCGTAGACGGGCAGACGGCAGGCCTGAACCGCTTCCTCTCGCCCGCGAACCGGAACACCGCGAGCACCACATTAGCCACCCCGGTGCTGCGCTGCTATTACGTGCCTTTCCTGCTGCGCTGCGGTGCCCCCATCGGGTCGCTGTCGTTCAACGTCACCGGCGCTGGTGCGGCCAGTACGGTGGCCAGGGTGGGCATTTACGGGCTCAAGTCCAATGGCTACATGGGGGACCTCATGGCTACGACCGGCGACGTGGCGACGGACACCACTGGTCTGAAAACAACCTCACTGGCCAGCGCAATCTTTCTGGCGCCGGGCTGGTACTACACGGCGTTCGTGTGCTCGGGATCGCCCACCGTGACCGCCTGGACGGGCAGCCCAAGCAACATATTTGGCGGGTCGCCCCTGGGCTTTTCCGGCGCGACCGCTGTCGATACACGGCACGAGACGCTGGCATCCGCCGTGCTGCCGTCCACGGCGAACACCTCGACCACGGCAATCACAGCAGGTAACACCAACTTGCCTGCAGTCTGGATGGGGGTCTCAACGTGATCATCTACACCGAAAAGGGCCCGGGCCTGCACGATGCCGTTCACGCCAGCGGCCATTTGCTGGTGCACCGCGACGGCGTGTGGATCTCGTCCGACGATGCGGCCGTGCAGGCGATCATTGACGGGTACACGCTGGCCCAGGCCAAGGGCGCCAAGTGCGCGGGGGTTCTCGCACACGCGAAGGCGCTGCGCGACAAAGCAATTGCCGCTGTCAGCGCCGGCGAGATGGCAAGCTGGCCGATCAAGCGCGCCGAGGCGGCCGCATTTCACGCCGGTGACACGAGCTGCCCGTTCCTAAGCGCCGAGGCGGCAGCGCGCGGGATTACCCTGGGCGCCCTGGTGGCGAAAGTGGACGGCAACGCCGCCCGCTTCCAGGGTCTGGAAGCTGCTATTGGCGGCACGGATGGGAAACACCGGGACGCCATCATGAGCCTGACCACGTTCGCGGAGATCGCTGCTTACGACTACAGCACCGGCTGGCCGGAGGTGTAAATGAGCGTCGGCCTCTATCCAGTAGGCCTGCTGCCGGTTGCGACACTGCCAGCCTCCCAGGCTGAAACAACGGGCACGTTCGCTGCCACGCTGGGCGATGCGGTCATGTCCGCCAGTGGCGTGACTGGACAGGACCCTACAGGCACATACACCGTCGCTCTGGCCGACAGCGTGATGTCTGCCAGTGGCCTGGTTATGAACCCAGGTGTATTTGCCGCCAGCCTGGCCGACAGCGTCATGTCCTCCAGCGGGACGGTTTCCCAGGCGGTCACCGGCAGCTTTGCGACCACCCTGCAAGACACCCAGTTCCAAGCATTCGAATCCGCCGCGGCGGGCCGCTCGCGCAAGCGACGCGTGTTGCGGCGGCATCTCTCGTAGGAGTTACCACATGAGCACGACATACGCCCCCCAACTCGGGGCGGCAGGCCTCGCCACGCGCTTCGTCGCCGAGGATGGTCTGCTGCACATCGCCAGATCGCAGGACTGCACGCCTATCGCGGAATACGCGAAGCGGCAGCACAACGAGGGGCACCACGGCAGCAGCGACATGAAGCACGCGGCCCGCATCCCCAACGTGATCATCGAGAAGTACCTGAACGACAACGGCGTGACGTTTGAGCAGTTCATGGCCGACCCGGCGCACATCAAGCGCGTGGTGGAGCATCCCGACAACGCCATGTTCCGGATCTGGAAGGGCAAGCTGTAACGACAAGGGGCATCGAATGCAAAAACACTTCCAGACCATCACGGCGCGCGGCAGCGGTGCCGCACTGGCCGGCGCCTCAGTCCTGGTGCGCACCCTGGCCGGTGCCACAGCCACCATCTACTCGGATAACGGCGTCACCACAACCGCCAACCCGTTGACCACCGACAGTAACGGCGCCATCAGCTTTTACGCGGCCGATGGCCGGTACAGCTTGACCATCACCAAGACTGGCTTCACCACACAGACGATCACGGACATCCTACTGGAAGACCCGGCCGATACGACGGACACCGTCCAGGTGATCAAGGCCACTGGCGATATGTTCCGAGGCCAGACTGCCGCCACGAACTATTCCGACATCAGGGTTGGCATCGACTCCACCAGTGCCTACATCCAGTCCGGGATTGCAGGTTCTGGCGCCCAGAAACCCCTGGACTTCTATGTGGGGACCACGCGCTACATGCGTATCACCACAGCCGGCCGTCTCCTGTTCAACGTCAGCACCGATGACGGCGCCAATCAGGTGCAGGTGGGAGGTGCTGTCGCTGGTTACGGTACGGACTCTCTCGTCGCGCTGCGCACCTATAACACCTCCGCGTCCAGCGCCGAGCAACTGAAGGTCTACCATGCGTTCGAGCATGTGGTGATCGCCAACACACGCAGCGGCGGCGATCTGCGCTTCCACTCGAACAATGCCGAAAGCATGCGCCTGACCAACGGGCGGCTGTTGATCGGCACGACCACGGACAACGGCACCGACGACGTGCAGGTGGCTGGGGACATTCGGGTTAAGAATGCAGGTGGTTTTGCTGGGCTGTACGCAGATTCGACCGCTGGAGCGGGCGGGGCATCGATTGCGGCTCAAATCGGCGGCGCGTCGGTCATCGGCATCGGTAACAAATCCAGCTTTGGCGGCTCGTACGATTCCACTCCGTATATTTGGGCCAGTGGCGCGATCTACACCAACCAAAGCCTCATCGTCCAAAAAACCGCCTCAGGTGGGGTTTCCCAGCTAGTTGCGGACGGGGCAAATTCAGGCACGGGAGCCGGTGGGTTTGCTGCTGCGCGCAACAACGGCACGACCATCATCGCCATGGGCAACAAGTCCGCGTTGAATGGTGGTGCATACGACGCCACTCCGATGATCACGGCGAGCGCCGCAATCGAAGTCAGCCAAAGGCTTGACCTTGTAGCGGGGATGACGGTGGTTACAGCCACACCTGCATCTGCGACGGCCACGGGAACGTCCGGAACCATCAGTTGGGACGCCAACTACCTGTACGTGTGCACGGCCACGAATACCTGGAAGCGCGCCGCCCTTTCTACCTGGTAAAGCCCCATGACAATCGCACTCGAATCAACCAGCGTCGAGCTCACATATTCGTGGTTGAAGTCCGAAATCGCGGCCTGGTCGCACCGCTCAGACCTCACTGACCGGATCCCAGGATTCATTGTGCTGGCCGAAAAGCGCATCGCAACACGACTGCGCTCGCGCATCCAGGAGCAGGCCGGGACGATCACAACCACGTCGGGGGCGGCAACTGCCAGCCTGCCAACCACCCTTCTTGGTGTGCAGGCCATGTCGATCGATGCGGAATCAGCCACTCTCGATTACCTTCCTCCCGAGCAGTTCCGGCAGGACTTCCCAGACAGCAGTTACACCGGCGCGCCGCGCGCGTACACCACCGTGGGGGGCACGGTGTACTTCGGCCCGACGCCCGACGCAGCCTACACGGTCAGCGTAATGTACCGCGGCTCGATCGCGACGCTGAACGATGACGCGCCGACGAATGACCTGCTGACGAAGTGGCCGAACCTGTACTTGGCCGCCGCGATGCTGGAAGTGGCCGACTTCGTCTCCAACGACAAGATGGAAGCCAAGTGGACCGTTCGCTTTAACGAAGCTATCGAAGGCGTGAACCTGGTCGACCAGCACGCTGGTGGCCTGATGCGCGTGCGCACCGACGTAAGGAATTGAAATGACCGTCGAAACTGGAACCTACATCAGCGACCTGGTGATAACCAACCCGGCCGGGACAGCCGCGAAGTCCGAGATGGACGATCACCTGCGGCTGATCAAGTCGCTGATCAAGAACTCGTTCACCGGCATCACTGGCGCGATGACCGCCACGCACACCGAGCTGAATTACATGGTAGGCGCGACCACGCAGCCGGCCATGAAGGACGGCTCTAACCTGACCACGCCGGCGACAGGCGACAGCTCGACCAAGATCGCCACCACGGCGTTCGTCGCGGCCGCGGCCTTCTCGTCCTCGCTGCCCGCGATCTCAGGCAGTACCACCGACTACTTTGTGACCAACAACGGCACGGTGGGTTCCTGGGGTTACAAGCTCAAGACCGGAGTAATTCGCTGGGCAGACAGCACCGACGTCACCAAGCTGGTGGCCATGAACCTCACCGCGCTGACGACCGGGACGACGCGCACGGTCGTGGCCCCTGACCGCGACTGCAAGCTGGGCGGGCTATCGCACATGGTTGTCCTCACCACCACCCAAACCTGGCAGCCACCTGCCGGCGTCACCCGCGCGCGCAGGACTATCAGCGATGGGGGCTATTCCGGTGGTACTGGCACAGGCTCCCCTGGCAACGGTGGGCAAGGTGGTAACGCCTCGATCTCTTGGATCACCGTTGACCCGGCCGTGACGTACACGGCCACCATCGGCGCTGGGGGCGTGGCCGCTGGCGCGGGCACGAACTCATCGCCCGCTGCGGGTGGCGCATCTTCCTTGAGCGGATCCGGGCTCACCACGCAGACCTCGGCCAACGGCGACGTGCTGGTGCCAGGTGGGCGCGCTCCATCGTCCGGCAATAGTGGTGGGCTGAACTCATATTTTGGCGGCGCATCGCTGCTTGCCTGCAATTCGAACGGAGCGGGCACGGGCTATGGCGGCGGTGGCGCAGGTGCGGCAGCAGGTGCGGCAGGGAACAACGGCGCGGCTGGCGTCATCATCATCGAATACTGAGGACCCCCATGCGAGCAGCGATTATCAACGAAGCAAGCTTGGTCACCAACGTGATCGAGGTTTCAGACGACCGTCTAGACGTGCTGCCCGGCCTGATCGAAGGAACGGGCGCGGCCATTGGCGACACCTGGGACGGGCAGCAGTTCCTCAAGCCACCGCCCCAGGTGCCTGACTTGGCCGCCGCCAAGTCCGCGTTGGTGCTGGGCATCGATGCCAACGTCGACGCAATCTACCGAGCAGTGGTGGGCGACCGCTCCGACGAGTACCAGGCGGCGCGCGAGCAGGCGCTGACCTACCAGCAAGGTGGCTACACCGGCACCGCGCCGGCATGCGTCGCGTCTTGGGCACAGGCCAAGGGTTGGAGCGCTCAGCAGGCCGCAGACGACATTTTGGCCACGGCCACCGCCTGGGAAACGCTGCGTGACAACATTCGGGCCGCCCGCTTGCTGGCCAAGGAGCTGGCCCGCACCGCGTCCGACGCGTCCGCGCTGCAAACCGTCGCCACTGACTGGGCCAGCACCCTGGCTCAACTGAGGGTAGCCGCAGGTCTTTAACGTGAAGGGAGGGGGATCATGGAGCGTGTCAAGCATTGGCTTTTCCAACTGTTCATCGCAACCGATCAGCTGTTGAACGTGGTTCTAAATCCGCTCAGCATGGAGACGTGGGCCGATGAAACCCTGTCGTCCCGCTGTGGGCGACTCGGCCACCGATACCCCTACAAGTTCTGGAAGGCCATCATCGATGCGGTGTTCGGCCTCTGGCAGGGCCCTAACCACTGCGTCAACGCCTACCGCAAAGAGCGAGAGCGCTACAACTCCCCACCCGACTCGCGAAGCTCCAAACTTCCGCCCACCTGACCCGCCGCCTGGCGGGTTTTTCGCATCTGGAGACCTGAATGCTTTTCTCGATCGAGCGCGCTGGGGCGCTGGGCGTCATCCGCGACCTGTCCGCGCACGAGCTGCCGGCCGGTGCCTGGACGGATGCCCTGGATATCCGCTTCCTTGACGGCAGCGCGCACCAGTTCCTGGGGCACGGCGAGGTGTACAACAGCCCCGCCTTCGCCCCGCAGTACGTCATGCAGGCGAACGTGGGCACGGCCCGGTATTGGCTGTATGCGACGGCCGGCAAATGCTTCGCCGTCTCGAACAGCAGCGGCACGACCACGCACACCGACATTACCCACGCCACGCCGCGCGCCGGCACGGTGAACGCCTGGACTGGCTGCGTGCTGGGCGGGATTCCGATTCTGAACGCGGGTGACGGTAGCAAGCCGATGTACTGGAACCAGAACCTGGCCAGCGACTTCGTGGACCTGACGGCCTGGCCGGCCACGCACTCCTGCAAGGTGCTGCGCAGCTGGCGCCAGATGCTGGTGGCCCTGTACGTCACCAAGGGCGCGACGAACTACCCATACATGGTGCGGGTGTCGCACCCGGCTGATCCTGGCGGCCTGCCCCCGTCCTGGGACGAGACGGACGCCACTCGCGACGTGGTGGAGTTCGACCTGGCCGAGGGCCAAGACCCGATCATCGATGGCATGCAGCTGCGCGACAGCTTCATGGTCTACAAGGAATCCAGCGTCTGGCGCCTGGACTACGTGGGCGGCCAGAACGTCGTGCAGGTCACGCGCGTGCTCGGCACGTCCGGCGCCATGAACCGCAACTGCATCGTGGAGATCGACGGCTACCACGTGGTGTTGACCGGCTCCGATGTGATCGTGCATGACGGCCAGTCGGCCACCTCGGTGCTGGACAAGCAGGCGCGCCGCGACCTCTTCCAGAGCATCGATGCGACGACCCGCAGCGCCTGCTTCCTGTTCAAGAACCCGTTTCTGAACGAGGTGTTTGTCTGCTATCCGGCCATCGGGTCGACGGTATGCAACAAGGCCCTGGTCTGGAACTACCGAGACAAAACGGTCAGCTTCCGCAGCTTACCGAACGTGAACCATGCGAACTTTGGGCCGGTGGACAACTCGCTGGCTGGCACCATCGACCAGGACTCGGCGCCGATCGATTCCGACCTGACCGCCTTCGACGGGCCAGACTACACGCCCGACACCGCGCGCGTGATGATGGGCACGGCCGACAGCAAGCTGTTCCTGCTGGACGCCTCGGCGAGCTTCAACGGCTCGCTGCCGGCGGGCTACCTGGAGCGGCGCGCCATGTCCTTCGGCCGCCCTGATCGCCGCAAGCTGGTCACGGGTGTGCGCCTGCGCATCAAGGGCAACACGGGCCAGACGGTGGTGGTCAAGGTGGCCGGCACCAACGATCCGGAAGAGGAACCGGTCTACACCTCGAGGACCCACACCATAGGCAGCACGACCCGATGCGATTGCACGGTGGACGGCCGCTATATCGCGTTGCGGATCGAGACCGGCACCGCCTACCAGTGGCGCCTGGATAGCCTGGATATCGAATATGAACTGGGAGGTGAATGGTGAGCATCGCGACCATCGCATACAGCGCGGGCGCGCCGCCCAACGATCCCAAGGACCTGCCGCGCTATCTGCGCGAGGAACTCAACAAGCTGCAGGGCGTCATCGTGCTACTGGCAGCCGGGCACCTGGACCAGACCCACGTGGCGCCGAAGAAGCCGCGCGACGGGGATATCCGCTATGCCGACGGCACCAACTGGAACCCGGGTGGCGGCAAGGGCGTCTACGCATACAACGGAACGACATGGAATCAGATCGTAGCGATGTGACACCAGCCGCCGCGCCGGTATTGACCGTGGCAGAGCGACAGCAGCGCGCGTGTGCCCTTGAAGCCGCTATCCGACGTGAGTGCGAGCTGATCGAGGGCGAGGTGGTGAACCACTTCTCGCATGGCGTGTACGGGCGTGAGCTGCGCATTCCGGCGGGCTCCGTGGTGGTGGGCCACATCCACAAGTTCACCAACATGAACGTGCTGCTGGAAGGCGTCATGTCCGTGGAAACCGACGAGGGAGTGAAGACGGTGGGCCCGGGCTTCCTGGTGGTCTCGCCGCCCGGCACCAAGCGGGTGGCCTACGCACACACCGACTGCCGCTGGCTGACCGTTCACGGCACGCACGAGACGGACGTGAGCAGGATCGAATCGGAATTCATCGTCCACACGGAGCACGAATACCTCGCGTTCTGCGAGCAACAGAAGCTATTGAAAGGATCCTGACATGGCATGGGCAGCAGTAATCGCAGGAGGGGCAGCACTTGCCGGCGGCGCAATCGCAGCCAAAAGCAGTAAAGACGCAGCAAAGGCGCAGCAGGCTGCACAAGACAAGGCAATTGAAGCGGCGAAAATGGACCCGCGCGTCCAGAGCATGGTGTTCGGAAGTGGCACCCAGACCTTGCGCCCTGGAGTGACACCGAACTGGGTGGATGCCGGTAATGGCTATCAATCGCTGATGAATCCGGCGTCCGACTACCAGACCGACACTGGCCTGTTAGGGCGCTTCCAAGGACTGCTCGACACCCCGCAGAGCGCCGGCCTGAAAGCCTTCGGCACCGGGAACGATGCCTACCTGGGCAGTGGTGGTCTACTGGACATGCAGGGCATGCGCGATGCAGCCAATGGGCTCATGTCGTCCAACGTCCAGGCTCCGCAGATGCAGGCTGCCCGGGCTGAGCACACCTCCGCTGTGGGAGCGTTCGGGGCCCCCGTGCTGTGGAACGTGGGCGAGCAGTACAAGGCGCC